TTTTATACTAAATTATCACTACCATAATCTTTTTTTAAAATCCCCTTTAATATTTAAAAAAAATTAAAGGGGATTTTTTGAGTCAAATTAATTTAACGTGCCCATATACACTATAATTTGAAGCATCTGTGGATGATATATTTTCTACAATTAGTACATAAACCCCACTTTCAACAGCAACCCTAAAAGTCGCTCCTGTAAAATCATTACGATCAATTGCCACCTTGTTGTTGTAGAATCGACCACTCATAAAACCCAATGTTGCTTGAGATCGCAATTTTAAATTAAAACTTGCTTGCACCATCTCATTTGAAATGATTGAAGTTACGATACGTAATCGCATTAAAGAAGAATCCATTGCTTGGGTTTCATGACTACAAAAAGGGATTGTTCCATCCTGAGGGGTACCCTGATTACCATAGTATGTGTATGGAATCATTCCTCGCATGTAATCATTGTGTTTTGCTTGTACGCGACCAGAATCGCTATCCCACTGCACAATTCTCTGAAAGTTTTGTCCCCAATGTCCATAAGTAGGACCGTTAGCACCATAGATATTTTTATCGATGAATGTGACATCAAGTGGAGAATTTGGCGCGATACCAGCAGTATAATTATAATTGGCATTCTTCATCGTATCACTTAGTAAGATTGCATTTGAACTGCCTGCTATAACTAAGTTTTGCAATTGATAAACTTTATTATCTTCTTCATTAAATATAACTTTCACATTTTGGCTATTATTCAATCTAGCCAGTGCACCATCATGGCAGTTAATCTGGTTGTTTTTTAGCGTATACGTTAAAATAACATTGACTGCTGCACCCATGTCGACAAAATCAAGAATCGTTTGGCAATTTTCGAAATAACAACCCGTAATTAAGAAACCACCATGGTTGTTTACATCAATTGGGTTTCTAAAGCGAATCGCAATTTCACAAGATTCAGCATCAAGATTGCTGAGTGTTGGTGCTTGCTGTTCTTGAGAAAATTCATATGCAATAGGGCACGATGATGCCTGAATCTTTCCACCAAATTTCAACATTCCATAGGATTTTTCAAAAACATAAGTAGGTTTTTTAGGAATTAATCCTAAACCAACCCCATCTGCTGTTGAGTTATTGACACTTAGAAAATAACAACCATATGTAACAAGATGTTGATTGCAATCTGTTGATTCAATATCATCGACAATACATTGTTGGGTCCATCCCTTTAATTTAATTGATTTGTCAAAATCACGGAATCTAAAACTTTTAACTCTTGAATAAAAAAGCGGATTATCAAGGTCTGTTTCACTGGTATTATCAGTTAACACACCATCTATATATCGAGCGCTTCGGAAACAATCTTTTGTTTTTGCATTACCAAGCAAAATTGCTCTATTGCCAACCAAGTTTGCATAAGGCGGAACTAAAATTTCTTTAGTAATTTTATATCGAGGTGAGTTAAAATATGACTCAACTCCAAAATTCTGAATACGATTTGCAATTTCTGGATAAATAACTTTTAAAACATTTTGAATTATATCTGAATCATCTGTTATGCCATCTCCATATGCTCCTCCCTGTTCAACACTGATCCAGCCATCATACTGAAGAACCCAGCCCCCAATTATAGTTACGTCATTATTTATATTTGCTTTAGACGAATCATATACATATTTTGAGCCACCTTTGTTTAAGCCTGTACGATAGGACTTTGTTATTGCTACTAAACCATTTCTTTTATGTGAATAAGATAAAAGGTCCTCAACTGAACTAAAAAATCGGGGTGTTATGCTATTTATTTCTTTTTGATTCTCGGGGCCATCCTGTACAAACTGTGCGGGTAAACCGACTACGGGTTGCCCGATAATAGCGCTAGCGATCCCATCGATATACGCTTTTAGGTCTGCTTCACGTTGTTTAGCTAATTCATCATAATCAATATCTGCCAATATGCGCGCTTGTGTTTCAAAATCAACAAGGTGTTTCCATTCTTGGAGAATAGCAGTGAGTTTATCTAAAGCGCGTTCAATAGCATCAGGATAAAAGTTATCGTAGTTGGTTATATCAAGAAGTTGATCAACGGGTGTTTTCCCTGCAACATAGAAAAATGTTTCCACACTGGGAGGTTCAACAAAAGTTACATATCCACCCATAGCATCAGGGTTAAAAGTTACGGCATATTCAGATTCATCAATAAACTCAAAATCATTACCAACCTTTACCCGCACACCAATTCCTGTCTCGTCTTCCTGCTCATATGCTCGAAACATAAAATCAAAACGCGTATTCACCCCATTACCAACATATAGCTGGCTTAACCTATCTGATACTTGAACTGTCATCTTTGGCCCACCAATAAAAAAGGCTGTAATCTCTACAGCCAATTTTAGGTAAGCTTACAAATAAATAGTTGGTTGCTAGTCTTGTGCTGTCAACAGCTTAATCTTCAGGTGCATGTTTTCCTGTAATCGTTCCACGGGTTGCATCATAGATGCTTTCGGGTGCATCTTTCTTACCTTGCGCGATTGCAAGCCAATATCCAAAAGGCTTACCTAAAACAGCAAATGGGATACCTGTAGCAAGTGTTGCCGTGTTCATTAAATCTTTGGCCGCTTTACCCTGATTTACTTCTTTGTCTTCATCTAAAGAACGTTTGAAATGTTGAATCAATGAAAGCCCACTTTCGCCCATGCTAAATACTGGTGAAGCTGTATAACGGTCATTCACAACACTATCGTCTATATTACTGATTGCAGCGTTAACTACATTACCTGCATAAGGCACAAAAGCCGAAAGCATCTTTAACTGTGAAAGCGCAAGTTTTGCAGATAAGTCATCCCATTTATCGCCGTCTTTATCATCATCTTGCAAGCCGCCTGCGAATATCACACTGAGCAATTCAGATAAAATTGAAGGAATAGATATCATCATCAAAGCGACATATGCCAACCGCGGTGATGCTTGTACCCAAGAGCCGTTGCTTGCCTCTAACGCTAACTTAACTTCTGAGCTCGTCGTGTTCCAAACCATATTGAACCAGTTGTAAAACATTAGGAACATACGTTTAGCAGGTGTACCCCGCTCTAAATTAGATATGCCCTCTGGTGACATATCTGTCATGTATTGACGAATGACAGCATCAGCAGCATGAACCGCGTCATACTGTGTATATCCCTGCTCAGTGTAGTGGTTGAATGCAGCTTGCCAAGAAATCATTTCCATTGGTCGTTGTATCGTTGTTTGCAATACATACGCGTGTTTCATGGTGAAATCTTTAACGGTCTGAATTGCGCCTTTTTGGAAAACAATTTCGTCCACAGCATAACGATATTCATCGGCCGCACGATCGAATCGTGTTTTCATGAAGTCGGACATTTCCATAATGTTGTTTGCCATGTCTTCACGGGTAGCAACGAACGTAAAATAATGCCCTTGTGCTTTAAGTAAGTGTTTAGGTGGCACAGCAACAGCAACTTGTGTAAAGCCTGTGAATTGTTCAATGGCGTTTTTCAAGTTACCCGCCATGATTGCGATGCCCGTATTTCTGCGTAACACACGGAAAATATTATCTAACAGATGAACCCCTGAGCTTTCATCGACTGTCTGATTGGCGATTGCTTTAAGCCAAGGGTTAAAGACTTGTTTCACGCCAAACGGCATAACACGTTCAATTTCATTTCGGAAATCTTTATTCAGCAATAAACGCCCTACTTGGCGAATCTGTAATTCAAGATGAATATAGCGCAGCTCTTTATCAAGATGACTTGGTAAGCGTGACATATCCAATTCGAGTTGATCGTGGTACCGATCTGCACGCGACTTGGTAAAGTTCGCGCCTGTCGTTGCAATATCTAATGCCTGCAAGTTGTTTTCAGCTAAGTTTTTATCTTGAATACGGTCTTGCTCATTTGAGCGAATACGGTCGTAAGCAGCAGGTACATAACCGCCTTCATATTCACCAAAAGGTGTGCTCACTGGTGTTCGTGGCAATTCGTCAAAATAACGGCCATTAATTTTTTTATGAGTAACTTGCGCTTGCTCTTTGTATTTATCAAAAAGATTCCAAAGCTTTTGGATGTTATCCATATCTTTTTTGGTTATCACATTTTCAGTGATCATCCGGTTAAAAAATTGATCCCATGCACTGAAATCAACAGAGCCGTCTTCTAAACGTGCACCCCAACCATAACCCAAAACAAGGCGCTCTTTATTGCTCATGTTGCCTGTGTGCAGAATCGCATGCAGTAAAGATTGCTTACCTACAAAAGTAAAATTATTCAATTCAGGCGCAGCAATTTTTGAATTATCCATTTTGCCGAAACCTTCAAAAATATCGACCACATTTTTAAGCATCTTGGCTTTTTCAATACGGTACTGCGCTAAAGCATCTTGCATAGGGTTGATTAAATACTTACGGAATTTACCAGTTGGGCCACCATCGAGCCATGTAATAACCTGGTCTACCCTTTTGGCTGATGCGCCCAACTCCATGAATCGTGCTTTAAGTTCGGCTGTCTTATCTCTGCCCAATAAAGTTTGCTGAATTTTCTCAACACTCTTCTTGCCGCCTGATTGCTGTATCAACTCTTCACGTACTTGTTCGCGTTCAAATGCTTCATTGGTCGTATGCCATACTTTGTTTTCGCGTGAACGATGCCATAGTGTTTCTACCGCAGCCATTACCGCATTGAATTGCTCAAGTGTTAATTCACGATAGCTTTGGTTTTCAGGTAAAGCACCAATGTTTTGGATTTCAGCATAAGTGGTCGGGTCATATTTACGAATCAATTCTAGTTGATGCTCGTAATTTGTAGATTCACGCCCAAGGTCATATTTACCCAAAATCCCGCGGGCAGCAGTCACGAAATCAAAGTCACGGTTTTTAGATAACTTCTCATTATTACCAAAAACTTTTTTGACTAAATCAAGGTGCTTTTGAATCTGGTCTTTTGCGTCATAGCTGTATTTGGTTGCATAGAACTGTACTAATTGATTGCGCTTGTGTCGGGCAGCTTCAACCGTATTACCTTTACGGAATGCATCATTAGCCATACGCCCTAAACGCGCATCATCTTGTGCACGTACATGTGGTCGAATGTCTTTAATTTTTTGGCGTTGAACAATATCTTGGGCAACTGTTTTTGCTGCTTCATTCAAAGCAGACTTACGACCAAGCATGCCGTTTAATGCAGCCATTTCAGCAGATAAGAAACGCGCACGAACATCATTGTGCAAAGCGGCTTCAACAGCTTCAACAATGCTTTGCTGATCATAAAATTCGGAATATTGCACGGCCATGCGCGCATCAGTGAGTTCATCAATTTTTTGCTTTGGACTCGGTGAATTAAGCAAATCACGAATCAATGCGTCACCGCTTTCGTAACCGAACATCTCAGCAACGACATCGGGATTTTCACCGCCACGTTGTGCAAAGCCATAAGCACCTTTAGAAATGCTTTGGTAAATAGCACTGTCACGACCATATTTAGCTTCAATCCAGTCTAGTGACAATTTGCCTTTGGTCGTGCGACCTTCTGCATAGCGTTGCAGCAAATCCATGTCTTGCGAATAATCTAATAATTCATGATCCACTTGCGTTGAATATTGATTAACGCCGCGCAACTGGTCTGCAAATTTATCTTCAAGTTCACGTGTATCAAATTTGCCGTGTTCATCTAAAGTTAAATACCCTTCTTCACTAAGCTTCTCAGCCATTGATTCAATCGACAGGCCTTTAACTTTTGACTTTGAAGAACGTACGACAGGTTTATTTCCAACGCCTGATTTGGTTTTAGCTGCTTCATCAATGCCCCAAGTGCTTTCTACTTCATTGGCATCAAGCCCGCCAAATTTAGCAATCGCTTCAAATAGATTGTCACGTTCTGGCTCAACCTTGGTTGAGTCACGCTTAACAATTTGGTCAAGCGGTTGACGTAGAAATGCCATAGCCTGATATACAGGTTCTTGTGCAATTTCTTTTGCCATATCTTCGCGAACGGTAGCGCGTTTTTTATCTGCTTCTTTTTGCAATGTTTTCAGATACTTAGACTTCTGCTTTTGGTACCAAATCATATTGCGCAGTGATTTTTGCTCTAAGGTATTTATAGATAATTCTGTAGCAATTTCATGATCTTGGCGCATTTCGTCATAATCTTTTGGCGAAATACCAAGGCGCATTGCATCATCTTGATGAATTAACATTTCAAGATTTGACGCGGCTTGTGCTTCAGCAATGGCGCTTGATGATGCAAGCATACGGTCCATTACGCCTGTAATATCGGCATTCAATTCTGCACGGTCATTGATGCCCATAAACTTTTCAATGTTCCGGTACACGGCAATCATGAATTGTCTGAAGCGATTGAATACTTGCTTTAATGCTGCACTTGGTGCTTTGCCTGTAAAGACATATTGTTCAAAAGTTTCTGCAAATTTTTCGTGAACTTCGGTTTTTTCCGCATCAGTGAAAAAATCCCATTCGCCAAGGTCCGTTGTTTCTGGCGACGCCCACTTCATTACCGTTTCCATATCTGCACGAACTTGTGCAGGTGCATCAGGACTTAATGCAATTTGCATATTCATTTCTAAGAAATGATGCCCAAGCTCATGCACAAAAGTAGAGAAGTCAGCATTTTTGCTTAAAGCGATTGTTGAACCGTCTTGACCAATGGTGAAAGTAATTGAACCGCGTGTACCTCCATTCGCTTGTTTATAGATATCCGGGTTATTGATGTCAAAAATACCACTGTTATTTACTGATTTAATCTGCTCAGAATCAAAAACTGATAATGTTTGATGCCCATCATCAGCAAAAATAATTGCGTCATAACCAAGATCTTTAAGTTTCGGTACTAAATCGTCTGCCCAATGTTTATTCTTAAACTCATGTTTAGTTGAGTTCCAATCGAAAACTCCTGCTTTCGCTTGATCAACAACACTCCTACCAAAGCGGCTCGTCGCCTGAATGCTCGCTAAAATTTTCAAACCTTCCTTAGTATTTAGATCAAGAGGATTCTCCGCACGTACATATATCGGTTCAATACGCCCATCTGGATAGAAAGGATTCAAGTCTCCAGAATCCAACATATCTTGAATATCTTGAAAACTTAAACGGGTACCATCGCTTTTATTTACATACTCATTGCCATCTAATTCAAAAATGTTTTCCTTATTGTCTTTATATACGGGGTCACTACGTTTTCTTCCCCCACCTGCACCTTGAGCATATCTCTCTGCAATATCCACATCTGAGGTAGTATGAATCAATCCCCCCGCTCTGCTTTTATCCCATTGTGACCAATTATCACGAGTACCATGGTACCGAATCTGAGGGTTACCATTCGCATCTAAAACTTGGCTATCCCCAAACCATTTTTTAAAAGAGATAGTATCCGTTTGTTTTAATATACTAGTTTGATTATATTTACGACCATTTGGTGAACGATACATACTTTCTGAAATTTCATAATCTTTATTTCGCCCCTTGTTTTCAACAAAGCCAAGTTTTTTATAAAAGCTTGTAAGTCTGCTTTTGTTGCCGCCGAAATCAGAGCTTGGAGTAAGTGCGATTGTTTTATTTTGCGAGTCAGCATATCTAATAATATCCTGCATTGCTTTGGTGCCAGTGCCTTGATTACGCATAGCTTCAGGCACAACGATTTTATGCAATGAAAGAACATTACTTGATGTACTACCTTTTAGACCTAATTCAATTCCATATTGTTTTTTAATACCCTTAACAAAATCATCTACTGAGATTGTTTGTTCAGGGGTAGCACTCTGATTAAATGAAATTCCTTTATCCGCGGTCGGCTCATCAGCAATACGAATTGGGTAACGGTCAAAGGCTTCTTTGGCACTAATGCCGAGTTTATCGCCTAAGGTTGAATAGAAAGCAGAAGTTAATTCGCCCGCTGCACGATTATATTTTGCGGTGAATGTGCCAACACTAGCCAACTGCTTTTGAACTTCTGTAGCGACCAACTCCTTAGCATCTTCGGCACTTTCAAAGCGCGCTTGCTCTTCCATAAAGACGTTGGCTTCTTGCTGCATTTGTTCTGTAGTTTTTGCAAGGTTCTCTTGAGCTTCACGGTAAGTTGGCATGTTAGGGTCAGAACGGACGTTTTCAACAAAGTCTGTTGGACGCTCAACAACTGACATTGCAGAAACAAACTCATTCACTGGTATTTGCACAGTGCCGTTAAACGTTTCCGCTGTGCCCAACTGATCTTGCAAGCTTGGTGCACGTTCAAATAAATCAGATGGCTCAATATTGCGGTCACGCAATAACTGGTTGAAGGTCTGACCGTCTATATAAACTTCTTCAACTGCGCCGTGTTCCTCAATGGCCTGTTTTATAAATGCTTGGCTTGCAGAGTCATCACGCTGTGCTGTTTTACTTTCCTTGTTACGGTCAATCAGATTGTTCAACACAGATGCAAAGGTGCTTGAACGCACTGCATCCTCTTGCTGATCTTGTCGTAATTGGTCTAGTGCAAACTGTGCTGTACGTTGGTTTTTAACTTTAGCCGCAGAAGTAATTGCCACTTCGGGCGCAGCCGTTGCCACTTCTAACAAACCTTCTAAAGCCATCTCTACAGGGTCGGCTTTTTCTCCAACAGCATCGGCAGCACCTTGCACAGAATACATGCCTGCCGCCGATTGAATGACAGCTTGACCGCCAACAGTACGCAAAGGACCGCCAAAAGTTACAGGCATTAATGCCCCGCCTAAGGCAGAATATTTTGCAGAACCCCAAGTTTTTGCAGCTGCATAATCAATCTGCTCTTCTCGCGTTAAAAACTTTTCACGGGCTTCGGCCATGTTTTGGCCGTATGACACAAGAGCATCGGCAGTGCCGGCACCTAATGCGCCTTGAGAGGCATTTCCTACGGCTGTAACACCGCGAACTAATCTAGCGGTCTTTCCCAAATTCATGACCATTGGGGCGTATTTGGCAGTATTGCGGACAAGTGAATTAGTTAAAATACCACCTGCACCTGATCCCGCTAAATATCCGGCTAATGCAGGAGGTGCTTGTTCAATTAAAAATTCACCAACTAACCCTGCGTCAGCATTACTTATCAATTCTTGGGCTGCACCCAATACCCCAGCATCATTCGTCTGCGCTGCAAGTTGAGCTTGATAAAGTGCTTGTGACATTTCTTGTGATGGAGCAGCTCTATTTTTTACGCGAGTTGCTAAATTAAGTAGACTATCGTTGCCTGTAGTGGCATTGATTAGTGCGCCTTCGGTTTGACCAATTGCAGCCACCGCACGGAACGCAGCATTAACATAGCGGTTGCCTTGCTCTTGAGGGCTTACAGGCTCAGCACTTGCCGTATGTTCCATCCAATAAACTTGATTTTCATAATACTTTTTGAATCGTTCAGCGGACATTACCCCCGCAGTCTTTTTAATGCGGTCGTAATGTTCTTTGAATACTTGGTCCGATGTTTGTGGTACCAAGGTGTTGCTGAAGGAATCAATTAAATTGGTATTAACATTAGGCTTGATCTGTTTTTGAGGGTCTTCATACAAACCCATTTCTTTTAGTTTCTGTTTTTGTTCTGGTGATGTACCTTTAGTCAAAACGTTTTGAATGTCTTGATAGGAAACACTTTGATATGGCTTTGTGAGACTCGAGCCAAGCAAAGAAACGTTGTCGCTAATTCCCTTTAAATTTTCAAAGTCATCTAAAGAAACTGCCGCTTGATTTGGATTAAGTGCATATTTACCAAGTACAGGATCACTTGCGACAACGTCATTAACTCGTTTCTGTGTGTTGATCTCGTCCGCAACAGATACAACTTGCTCAGGTGTTTCTGTCATCTTGTCATAATCTAAACCAAGTGACTTAGCAGCTTTACGCGCATGGGCTTCTGTATCTGCAATTTGCGTTGGGTTCTTGCCTTGGTTTAATTCGAATAATTGACCAATTGTCAGATTTGTATTTTGATCAGACATAATAAAAGCACTTAAGACTACGGTTATTTGTAATCTTAAATGCTGTTATTGGTTAGACTGCCGTTTGCTGTTGACAGCTTAGAAACAGAATATAGAAAAAATTTATTCGTTTTTTAGCCCTTTTATTGCTTTTTCTTCTACCAGTTTCTGAACAACCCTTTCCTTCAGTTGCGATGCAAGCTCTGCTGTTAACTCGTTTGATTGTTGTCTTGCGTACTTCCGATCAGCATTGCTTTTTGATGTTTCAGAAAGCATAGATTGTTCTGCAACAGCGTTAAAAGTTTCTTGGTTAGCCCTACATTTGCCCATAACAGCGGTTGCAATATTTTCCGTAGACTCACCAGAAAGACTATAAAATTTTGTACTAACATCTATGCAAGACATCCACTTTGTAAAAGCTTGTTCTGTCGGTTTATTAATTTGCCCTTCATTTTTAGCAAACGTTAAGGGGGTTAATAACCCACTTAATAAACAAGCAATAATTATTCTTTTCAATTTTAAAAACCCCTTCTAGCCATTGAGTAGTAAGCATTGAGATATTCTGCCAAAGTTACTTTTGACAAATCCCGACCTTGTTTTTTAAACAGATCATCAATTTTTTTCTGAGTATTAGGAGCAATATCATCTTTGCTTTTCACAGAGTATATGCGATTTAGTGTGCTTTCAGAATCACCAACTGAAACGCCAAACAAAGAACGTGATGTTGTGATTTTGGTATTTAGTCCAATTGTTTTAAGAACGGCTCGGCTAAACTCATCCTTAGTCAGTTTGCTTCCTTTTCTGGCTTCAGCTTCACGCAACGTTTGAGTCACATCAGCCTGAACAGCAGCATAATGATCAATCTGATTCTTATTGTTTTTATTAGTTATGCCAAGCATAGGCAAATAAGGATTTAAATAATCTGAAACGGTTTTCGGACTAACTTCTAGTGAATCATCTTTTTTTCCGTCTTTCGAGGGAGCATTAACATCGATGAACATTTTTGTGACTGCACGATAGTCTGAAGGTGATAATTTATCAGCATATTGATGCAATACAGATTGGGGCTTGCCTTTAAATAATTCTTCTTTGTTTAGCATAATCATGCTGTAAACGGTCGAATCGGTTTTAATTTCTTTTTTGAATTTGGCATTACTAACTGATTCAAGGCTTCTAATTTGATTTGGTTCAAGGGCATTAATATCTACAGCGGGAATTTGGTCGTAAGAAAACTTCCCTGCATTAATAGCCTTAAAGTAGTAATCATAAACTTGGTCTTGTTTTTCTTCTTTGGCTTTATCCAAACCACTGTAGTATCTATCTGTCAAAGATAATGCCTTGTTTTTAACATCAAGGGGAACATCACTATTCCAAATTTCTTCTTGAGCCTGCTCGCGAGTTTTGGCAGGCTTTTTAGCATAATCTCCAAAATCTTGAGAAAGCCATTTATCCATTCGAGCTAGATAACCCCGACCTATAGGCCCCTTTGGTTGACCACCCGCTAAAACTCTACGAGCATCGTCATCACCACCATGGTAATAGGCTGCTATAACCATCGGGTCTTTAGTTTTAAATTTCTTACTAATGTCTGAAACAAAATCTAGTGCCGCGTCGATCGTATCTGCAGGGTTATCAATATCTCGTTCTCTGCCAGATTGACGATCCCATTTATAACCGTTTTTTTGCGTATCCGCTCCATGCCAAGTGGATGGGATGAATTGCATAACTGAACGCGCCCCTTTATTTGAGACGGCACTGTTATCAGACCTTTCACCTGCTAGTCGTAGACCTAACAGTAATGGTGCAGCCCATTCCATCCCCTTTTCTTTGGCTGCATGTACTGTGTAAACATCTAAGCGCTGATCGTTGTATTTAATGTTTTTCATTTGCTCAGGCGTAAGCGCCTTTAACTCTTTGGCAATTGCAGCAGACGCTTGCGGTGGAGCATTTAGTGCGGGATTACTATATTCTTGTGTTCCAGTAGTAGCCCTATTCACTAACATTTCAACTTGTTGTTCTTCAAGTTTTTGATGAATTTTTTGATCAACTCTGGATTGATCAACAAGCGCCAATTCTTCCCCATATTTATTTTTATAGGTTATTGCCGCTTTTAGTTCACCATTTTCAATAAAAGCATTGATGTTGTTAAGGTGTGCACCTGAAATAGATTTCAAGTACATATTTTCTGCTTCTGTACCAGACTTACCATTAAGTGCAATGAGCTTACCAATTGAAGCTTTTAAATTTTCACGGCTTTCATCAATTTTATTGAAGTCACCAGGGTTATCGTTTATCTCACGAATAAATCGATCCGCTGAAGATGAATAAACACTTTGTTGGTACGTATCGTTTTCACGCACAAAGTAATTTTGCAAAGTGCCTTTAAATTGCACAGCATCTTGAGCGGCCATCTCTTTAAACAAGGACCGTTGACGATTATTGCCAAGGTTACTTGCGATTTCACCAACGCCATCTTGGTATGCTTTATTATAGTAATCTACGAAGCCGCCACCGTTTCCATCATCAAAACTAACAACATCCACGCCTTTCTTATTTATGTAACCGTTGACATCATTGTTTTGTAAGTTCTGCTTTAATTCAGCAAGTTTGTTTTGGGCATCAATAACACGCACTCGGTCAGCTTCATCTTGATATTCTTGATAAGCTTTAAAGCCTGAGTTTAGCGCACCTACTAAAGAATCCGTTTTATTGCCAACTAAACTTGCAGCTTCGCTTGGAGATGCACCGCCAGAAACTTGAACACTAGGCACATTGTTGTCTGAAACTTGACGATTAAACTGAGGTATACGCATTAACTCGCTCCGAACCAATTCCAATTATAATTTAGCCAAGACGCACCTTGGGTACCGATGCCGGTGCTGTAGAGACTTGATGCAAAGTCAGAACCGCCACCCAACGAAGAACTTTCCGCTTGACCACCCAAACTGCCTTTACCCATGCTTGACCCGTAAGCAGACGCAGCATCCCCTGCCAGACTTAAAAGAGTACTTGTTAATGGTCTAATTGATTTTGCGGCTACACGGTAATTTTCTGCTTGATTTCTAAAGTTTGTTTCTTGAACCTTATGGCCCCATGACTGCAAAGCAGCATTATATTTAATCGAGTCAATATCGCCTTGTGCAAGCATTTCAGTAGAGGCAAGTAAATCCACAGCCGAACCTTGAGTTACATCTATCCCATTTTCAGCGAGCGCGTTTATCTGGCTTGATTTAAATGCCGAAACGTTACGCTGATAATCGGTTACGGCATTGTTACCATCTTCAATTGCTTGCCGAGCCTGATTATCTGAAAGCGTTGCATTAGATAAGGCAAGTTGTTCTTGCTGTTGAAGCGCCTTTTTTTGAGCTTTTAATTTGCCATAAGTAGATAGCGCCTCTACCCCCTTTACAGCAGCAAATGCATATGGATTTATCATGCTGCCCCCATTACAAACGGATGAAATAATTCATTGTTATTGCCGTAGGCTTCAGGTTTTTTTAGATCAAATCCTAATTTTTTAAGAAAACGAATTGCATTGTCATTTTTCACATATACATGATTAATGAGCACATCGTATTCCGACTTGATCTCATTCAAAATATTTTTGGATTGTTTATAGAACTCTACAGGGTACTGCTTAATAAACTTGGTACCAAGAAGCCAAGGGCAACCTACATTGCCGATTAAACTTGACATTCCTACTCCACAAATAAAAAGCAATTTACCGTTAACTACTACAGTCCAAGCATCACTTGAATGCTTGATAGACATTTTAATCATCCAATGATAGTTATCATTGAAATACGCTTTCATTTCGTCTTTATCGGCATCGCGCAGGTTTTCAACAAGAATACGAATATCGCGCTCAGTCGGCTTACGAATTTCAATATTATTTCGTCTCATGTCATTTTTACCTCAATTGCCAATAGCTTCATAGGTAAAGGTTTATCATGTTTTACAGTAATTTGAATGTCACTTTCGTAAGTACTGTCAACTGGTACCTCTATTAAACCTGAATACAATTTAAGAGGACTACCATAGCGCTCATTACTGCGCGGTTTAAACTCATCGATTGGTGTACGGTCCTCAATATCTTGGTTTACACCGACCAAAATGTTTTGAGACTCTCTTACTCTTAGATGAACTTTATTCACAACTTTAGGTTTAACAGGGTCTTTTTGTTCTTGAAAAATTGGCAATGTTTGTAATTCAGCCTCGTAATTCAGGCCAACCAAAATATTAGATAATTCACGCGGCAGTTTTATCGTGCCGTTTTCTACTTTGACATCGGGCTTAACACCACCGTCAGCAAATACAGATACTGTTTGGCCTTCAAGCCAATCTAAGCCGGATAAAGTTGCTGTGGGGTTTCCTTTATACTGTATGCTACTGTCTAGGTAACATTTGTCTTGCATATCTAACGGCTGCCTTGTAAGCATTCGTTCAATGGTATAAAAACCGTCACGCTCAATAAAAGCATATAAAACAGATTGGTCATCTTCAGGTATTTCAGCAACTGAAAGAAATCTACCATTCGTATGGTGTTCAGCCCAAGCCCAAACCTGTTGTTGCGGCTCGTAAGTTAACGAAAGCAAAACACCATCATTACGAACAAAATATATAATATTCAATGGGTTACGCAAAACCGCACAATCTACAATTTTATGCCCATCAAAAAGTTGTGGGCACATTATTGATAGGTCAATTGTTTGATAAAAAGATGCATTGTATCCACTTGCCAATGATATTTCGTGTACATGACCTGTTTGATCAGACGCAAATATTGCTGCCCCATCAACTTCAACTGGGGTCACATCATTCGCACCTGTGTTGTATTGCTTGTTCATGTTTACACTAGCAGCAGTTACTGCCCCATCCGCTGACATTTTCCACAGGGCACCACTTGTTAGAATCAGTAAATCATTCAAAGTGACAAGATGTTTTACGCCGTTACCATCACGAGCAGCAAAACGAATTTGAATTGAGTCTGTGTCTTGAGTAGGAATGTGATAACCGAAATTGTCATCCGTTGCTGTACGCGACATACGAATCCATTGTGGGGATTTATACCCTCCTCCGTAAACCTTACGCTGCCCATGATAAGAAACGGCAGTAGGGTTATATTCAAAAGGGTTACGAATTAATGGCGGTGTGATTGAACCATTTGTTTCAATATTATCGTCTGTAAAGCTGGTTTCGGTTGTTTCACCTATGAAGCTTGCTAAACCAGATCGTAGTTTAAAAATGTTGTAGCGGTTAGCACCAGTTACCGCGTCCCATGTAATCGTGTTGTAATTCCCTGCAAGCGTTAAGTCGTTTTGTACGACAACCTTTAATGACGCCGCAGATTCATTTTGTTCATCTACAGCGGTGACTTGGTAAGAATAATCACGCTCAATGTATGAGTCGTGCATGTTCCCACCGGGTTTATATTTATCTTCAATATGGGCTGTTGCTGCAACATTTTGAGGGGTTCCTATGCCATACCCCACTGTGACTATCTCAGTCGTCCATTCAGTTGCACCTTTACGAATGATTTTTCTTGGAGGATAGTTAGGATGGGTTATCGTCACTACATCGGCAGATTGAGCATAGCGGAGTTGCATTAAATGCTCTTCGGCATACGGAACTTCAACTTCTAAAGGTTCATTATTTTCATTCAGCAGCATACCGCCGTCAGCAAAGAAATTTATAGCGCCTGCACGAATAGCCAAAACAACGGCTTGTTCTTCACTAAAGACAAAACGGATTAAACGCATTTTGCCCATTGTTTTCGGGTAATGGTGTACGTAGCGGAAGCCTGCGCGATAGACAACCCCGCCAAACAGTTCGACATAAAGGTTTTTGCATTTAGCTACACCAGTCTGATATTTCGCCTGATCAATGCGGCCGAACATATCGGGCGAAATTACGCCGCCATTAAACGAATATTGCATTTATCGTGCCTCAAACATTGAGCCTGTATGCTCAGGCCGTGGTTCAATCCGATGTTGTTGCAGATCAATGAAAATGGCTTGGTTTAAGCTCATTGCATAGCCTGCCATCATTTTCCTTTGTAGTTGCTCGTTCTGTGTCAATGGTCCTGCGATTCGCTCGGCCAATAAAAAAGATAGAGCGGTCTTGAAAGAATCAGGCATTAACGCCAAGTCTTTCACATCGTGAACATAACGTAAGATTGGTGCGGTATCTTCTGTGAATAGAAGATTGCCTTCTACATAGAATCGGCTGCCTGATTCAAGCTGAAATATGCGGACCTTGTCGCTCGGTAGAACATACGCCGTGCCAAACTCATTCCCTGCATCGACATTCAAGCGAACGCGCTTAACAGCAAAAGCCCATTGATGTTCGTTGTCTAATAACTCTCTACGGCAAATTGGGTAAAAGGTATTACACAATCTTGCATGCTTTGTCGGTTCGGTTATTTCATTTACAACATAGCCCTGCGCGAGATGCGACAGGGCTAAATTGCAAAGATCAACAATTGATCTCATAGGCTTTGCTCAGCTGTTAAAAGCTCAATAATTTGCGCTTTGGTTTCAGCCCCTGATAACTGAATGCCTTTTTCAACGGCAGCTTGTGTGAGCGCGTCTTTATTCATTCGTGTATATGGGTTGTTAGGGTCTGCATTTTGCTGTTCTGAAAATACGTAATTTTCATTAACAGGTTTAAACCAAGTTTTTTTACCTGTAAGCAAATCGGAAGGCACAAAAAACTTAGTGCCAACATCACGAATGCCGTGATAAAAACCCTTTTTAATCGCAACAACTTCAACTTGATTTGACATCTACCAACTCCTTAAACTGGAACAGTTGCGCCGCTCACAGCGTCGTAGTTTGTACGGATATCCGCTTCATTGCCCAACCAAGCCGAAATCGATCCGGTAGGCGCATTGGCAACTGCATAAGACAAACGGATAAAACGTTTTGTCGCACTGTTCACGTAAAAGAACGTACCTTTGTTCAGTTCAGCAGCTTTAAACACTTTTGACGCGGCTGCCGCTGTAAAAGTTGTACCGTCCGCACTTTCTTCAAGTGTCACTGTAACGGTAGCGTTTGCAGGTCCGACTACATGCCCTTGAAGGCAGATAGGTAAACCCGCTGTACCAACAGATTTATGCACTGTGTCCAAAGTGAAAGTACTAGCACCCGCCGCAATAGCTTGCTTATCGGAGAACTGTAGTAATTTATCAACTAATGCCATGGTTAAATTCTCCTTAAACTACACGGGCTTCAGTGTTAAGAATCACATCACAGATGCGAATCGGCTCACCATCCCATGCTTGAATTTTGCGGCTACCGTCTTTACGGAAGTCTTCAAGAGTCAAGCGCACATTTTTAAAGTGATTGACTTGGCCTTTAAGCGCTTGGTTAACAGTACGGTTCATGTAGATTGCTGTACGTGCTGAACCTGCAAGTGGTAAGAGAGAAAGTGCTTCGTCCAATAAATCAATAAGATTTGCACCAGTAGATGCATCTTTTGAAAGGTCCGAAACATCAATGTTTGCGATACGAACAATCGAGCGCCAGTCACGTACAGATAAACCCACGTCCCATTGGAAGTATGTTCGCATTGCTTCATAACGGCCGCCTTGCGCATCAAGTACCGTTTGTTGCCCTTTGTCCTGAATATCAAGACCCGCTTGCGTACCTTGCGGATAGAACAAGTGAGTTTTTTCACGCCCCCACTGCACAATGTAAATTGACGTATTGTCAGTGCCTGTACCGCCTGCATCCAGAATGTTTACAGCGTTTGCAGGTGCTACGCCTGTTTCAGGGTCAATAAGATGGTTGTAACGCGTTGCTAAACCGTTAAAGGTAGATACATCACCTGCAACATCACCATAGATAATGTTTTCCATTACCTCTTGTGACATACCCTCTAAGAAGCCTGCATCTTCTTCAGAGCGCCATTGTTTTTTATTTTCGCCTTGAAGGTCGTACAAGGTTTTATCAACTTCTGAATACGAAGTTAACTGACCAGTACTATCAGAGACTTGAACACGTGATGTTTTTTCGGGTTGCACACCATAGTTCAATTTACGCCATGTACCTTTTGGTAAACCTGAGCGAACGCTAGTTTTATTGTGGGTACCACTATTTGCTTCAAGCACTACAGCATCGTCAAGTAAGTCTTGACGTTTGTTGAGTACTTCGATAATCGCCCCAACTTTAGAGTTCGTACCAATGTTATGGGCAACGTCGGCTAATGTTGGGTTTGTTTGTACAATCGTAGGCATCTAAGTATTCCTTATGATTTGTCATACCATACGGCCGCTGGTGCCACGTTCGCTGTATTTGTGCCTTTTCCATGTGTCATGTTGTCACCTTCTAACAACTTACCAACTTCTGTCATAAAGCCAATTACAGCGGGATGGTTACCGAGTCCGCTCTTAAAGAGAATCTTAGAGATTTCAGCGCCACGTGGTAAGCTGAAGGCGCGTTGTGCTGTCAACAGGTTTTCCTTCAATTTTTCCCCGCCGTATTCAGGGTCCGCTTTAGCTGCATCAACCCAAGAAGCAATCACTTTTTGCTGTTCCTGCGCTTGTCGTTGTTGCATTTGCACGCCTAAATCGACAAGTTTTTGCACCGCTTCTTGCGGCATTTTGAACTGCTGCCCAAGTTCCTGAAGGGTTTTTGAATCTTCTGGATTCAGAGAGTACCCTTCAGGCATAGTGAAATCTGTGTATTGAATTGGTTGTTCTGCAGGCGGTTCTTCACCACCTAATAAAACTTCAGGCTTTGTTTCAGTATTTTCTGTAGTAGTGCTTGTAGTAGGTGTGGTTTCAACCTGAGTTGTAGCAGGATTGCCCCCACCTGTTTCAGTAGCAGTTGTAGTTACAGCAGGTGTATCCGTTGTAGTAGCGGTAGTTGCTGCATCAGTTGCTGTCGTAGTTGTTGTCACTTCGCTCATGGTTCACCTTCTCTTTAAGTTTTGAAAATCGTTGTTTCTGCATGTCTAGCCATGCATCTGAATTGGCTTGTGTGATTTCACCAAGGATGTATAGGCCAAACTCTCGGCGGCCTTCCATGAAAGCAAAATCACTGATTTGTGACCCACCGCCATAGGTGGGTTGAAATATGCTTGCCCGATCAATTAATCGCATTAGAAAACGTTTACCGTGTTCCGTTTCCAAGATTGAGCGCAGGTCATTTAGTTCCTGGTCACGTTCACTCTTATTTTCTTTAGCTTTGGTTTCTAAATCGCTCATGCGCCACCGCCTTGCAAGAACATGTCAGACAAAGTTTCTGCATCTGTATCGCTTACGGTCTTAACCGTATTGGCGTTAGTGTTTTGCGTTTGTGCTTGTTGGGCAGCAAGGGCTTGTTGCTGTGCAATTTGTTGTTGTGCTGCACGGTCACTACGGATTTGGTCAACGATACGTTGAGGACGGAAAATATCAGGCGATACTCCGTTAATCTCTGCGTATTCATCCATAAATTTATCTGTATCAACTTTATCAAGTACTTGCGGGTCGACTTGGGCTACTTGCCCAATCATGGCAAGGGCACGTTCAAGAATTGCCGAACCAGAAGATTTCTGTGCAAGTGCAAGTATGGATACGAAATTGATTTCGACATCGGCGTTTTGAATAGCTTCTGGTGCAATTTGGCGTAGGTATTCACTGTTTGCTAATACACGCTCAACGCAGATTTCAACGAGTGGACGCAATAATTCATCAATTTGACGTTCTACTACCGGACCAAGCATGAGCATCTTTTCAGATTTGCGTTCATATACTTCTGTAGCGGTCATTTTGCCTTTATCAAAAGCATCAAGCATCATGAACAAATCTGTATGAAATGCGCGTTTAACACGCTCTTGACATTGTGCAATCTGCGCCATAACACCGTTCAAATCGAATTGCACATTCAACATTGCTTGAACTTGTGCAACTTGGCTCGTTGGTGACGCTTGGTAAAATGCAATACCGTTTGGCAATGTCTCACGCTCATGACCTTTCAAGTAATCAGGTAAAAGCAAAGGCGGTCGAACTTGATAGTCCACACCTACTGCAATTTGTTGATGACCTTTCTGTAATGCACGTAAATCACCAATACAATCGCTTGCAGGGCCTTCACCGTACACATCACTACTTGAAACAGTCCAACGTCCGCAAATAACCTGAAAACTCATTAAGCCACTTTCGCGTAGCAATTTATTTGATGAACTTGGTTCATAGTAAATTGAAGCGAAAGGCATGTTTTTAGGTCCATACCCTTTTGCATCTACTCGTTCATAAATTGCATGGCAAACTTCAAACTCTTGTTCGTAGTTTTTATTTTCAAACGCACTCTTAATAGCATCCGAAACATTATCCAATCCAAAATATTTAACCATGTTGATAGAGGTTAATTTGAATTTGCGATAAACGCCGTTCGGTTTATTAAACTCGTCCGTTGTGATAGCAAACTCACCGAAAGTAAGCGGTATTAAATCCATGAGTTGAGCTTTTGAATTGCGACCATGTTCAGGAGCTAATGCTGCACCGATACCGAAAGCGCCTTCTTGCATGTAAATATGATGTACAGTTCGATAAACATTGCTTTTTGAAAAAGCAACATAACAAGCATCCTCAACAGCTTTAAGCCATTGGCGAACTTCAATATCCTTTTGCAATGATTCATCTGCGGCTTGCAAGGTGAACCATTTACGACTTGGCGAACAAGTGCCCGATACCATACCCGCTGCAAGGGTTTTCAACGAGTCTTTACCAGTGTTATCAACAATTTTGGACCATGCAGATCGGTCATGCTTTTCTTGGTCTTTAATCGTTTTGATGGCAGCAGGCAAAACGTGTAATGCTAATTCGGCACAATAATCGTCCATATCATTTACACGTAATTGCCAAACAGCATCAAACCGTTTTTTCAGCGCTCTGATATCGTCTTCAGTCATCTTAACCGCCTAATAAATTTTTCTTGCCTAAGCGCAAATCTTCGTCACTCACGCCTTGAGCATCGGTATAAAGCGTATTTGCAATACCGCCAGACATAGAGTTTTGTGCATTTTGCACACGGTCAATAGTTGCTGATGCATCTGGTGACTTAGAGTCTTGGCGCGTTGGTTGCTTTGGCGGTGCCTGTACTTGAACAGTCGGTTGCTTACTAAGGCCCAAAGCGTCACCAAGTTGACCGCCAATCATTCCGCCCGTTATATAGTCCAATGCTTTGTTTGTGCACATTTAGATAACTCCGAAAACTTGTAATCACATTATGTCAATGCAAAGTCGGTTAGCCCCTGTTTCCTGTTGACACTACGCGTACGGGTCATATTCACGTCTTGCAGCTGATGCATTGATCGTCTGCATAATGTGTCGTTTAGGCGTATCAATTTGCGCGTTGATAATTGCAGAGCCATAGTCGGGACTGCGGCCAATACGCTTAATAATTTCCTCTCGCGATTCCACTTTGATTTTGGTTCCCTGCAATCCCCAACGTGGCGCTGTTAAATCTGCTAAAAGCTTTGGTTCAGGCGGCAAAGCAACTGTACTGCCATATGCAGGGTCTAATGCTTCGCGGAACTGCCACCAGAGTTGTGAACGCAGGTTGTAAAAACTAAGTTGGCCTGAACGGTCGAAAGAAGTTGCCGCATTGCGTACGTCCACAGGTACAGCGTGAATACCTGATTGCTTTAAGAAATCATATGTACTTGCACCAACACCAATGACATCGACATGAATGGGTGCATGGTCGCGAACATGTGAGACAGCAAACGATGCGCTTGTTGGCCCATCTGGTGAGTCTTTGCCTTCAAGTACGTTCGGGTTGTCGTACCAATAACCGTAACGCGCAAAACCAATCGTGTTATCGCTACCTGCACGTGCAACGTCCAATCCGTAAGAATCCATCTTGAAATCTCCACGATGCAAAATGCGCATGTCTTCAAGTGGTTTCCAACGTGCTTGAGCCGCTTCAACCCATTCTGTAGGAATAACTTGCCAAGGGTCATCTTCAATACCTGCACCGAAATCACCGTATAACATTTGTGACCGTAAAGGCTCAGGTAATGCTTGTAATGTACTCATGTAGCCTGTCTCCATGTAATAGCGGTTGTCTGTCACACGTGCAGGAATGAACGTGCGTGATTTAGGTGTGATGATGTGTTCAGGCTTGTAATCTTTTGGGTCAAAGTCATAAACGATTTGATCATCGATAAGTACAAACTGCTTATTGCTTTCAACTTCCTGTTCTTTGCCTTTCACCATTGCGAACCAACGTAATTCACCCGGCTTTGCAGGGTTCGGATGGCCCTTTTTAATCCATGGTGCAAAGTAATCAATTACCCAACGTCCTTCCGCTGTAGTTGGTGGGTTGAAGGTCATTAGACATTTCGATTTGATTGTTGGGTCTGATGAACGATTCCAACCCATTACAAAGCGCGCTTGTGACTCACGAATCTCTGTAGCTTCATCGAGTGCCTTAAAATCATGGGCACGACCTTGCCAACGCTTCTCATCACCCAAGTTATCAAGACCACCAAATTCGATTAAGCGACCGTTGCCCAAATTCCAGAATGATTTTTGCGAGTTATAGCCATTCTTATGGCCTAGAATTTCCTCACATCGTTGTACGATACCGTCTGTTTGCGCTTTCTCTCGACGTACAACCAAGCTACGTTTATGCACCGTTAAGAATGAGCCAACGACTAAATCCGTTTTGCCACCACCTGCCGCGCCACCGTAACCAATAACATCGGCTTGTGATAAATACGCAGCCATTTGCGGGCCTTCCAATGGAAACCATATAGGCGCATCGGCAAGTAGTTTTGCTATTTCCGCTTGTTCATCTTCATCGAGCGTCAGTAAATATTGCTCAATCTCCGATTCATCCATTTCGGCAAGCAATGCAAGGATTTCATCATCAGTTGTTTTGGTCATACATTCCCCAATCTTCAGCGCCGTACACAATGGTGTATCCCATTGCGCAAATGAGCCAAATGTCTGAAAGGTCTTTATAGTGCTGATCGCCAAACAACTTAAAATAAAGACCGCCGACAAATATGAAAAATAGCCATGTGAAGTAGGAAAATGCTTTTTTCTTGCTTATACATTTCATCTTGAGCATTAGCAGGGTTAATAAGCCACAAACAACAACCATGAATGAAAGAGAAAGAATTACGGCAGCTATAATCATTCTTCAGACTCCCATTCACAATGTGGATGGCGAATATATCTATTGCCGCTTTCATCAATGCCTATTTCATAAGTCTCATAGCCTTGTGTTTCCGTTCCGATTTTGCGAATGATTGGCTGCTTGCAACATGGACACTCTTCAAGCTCTGGTGGGATAACCTGATCGTTAGAATCAAATTTCAATTGACCTAGCGCAGACCAATAAATCTTGCGTAGTTCGGGTGTGTCTTGCAGATTGTGAAATGCAAGTTCAAATTGATAGGTGCATGAAGTGTTGTGTACCTTGCGCGGTTGATCATCTAAGCACTCTGTAATCTCTTCATAGACGCGTGGCATTGCCTTATCTAAATCATTCATCAAAAAATGATCTTTGACGAAAAGCAAAGTTCTATGCAGGCGTGAATTATGTTCAGATGTACTGTATTGAAGCTGCTTAGTTGCACGGTATTTGCCGAGAAGGTGTTCATAATCAGTACGGCATTTCGTGAATGTTGATAATGACCAGTTCATGCCTTCCGCTTCTTCAACATAATCGTCGTCAGTAGCGTGATACTGTTGGCTCTCTTCATGCCAAAAGATATGACCAGAATGCAGACTGCTATTTGCAGGTAATGTTCGTTCGTACTTCTCACGCATCATCATTCCCCTTTGCTTTATCGGCCTTAGCCTTTGCTTTTTTAAGTTTGGCAAGTGCAGCAAGCTTTCTGCTTGATGCTTTGGTGTCAGTTAATGGGTTTTCAGGGTCGTTACTGTGTTCTACACGTTCTTTGAACATGCCAATGTGCTGACCCGCTTTAACCGCAGCAGCAAATTGATCATTCATCTTGATTTCAACGCCGTATTGATTTTCTTTAATGCCCGCATAAAGCAGTTTGGCTTTTGAACTCACTCTTGTTGTGTCTGAAACATGCGTATAGCCAACACCTTCACCACGGCATTCAGGGCAATCAGGATTAGGCACTTTGGTCTTATCAAATCCAAAACCACCATCACAGTCGGGCTTAGGCTTCTGGTTTGCTCTCGCGTTATAACAAGCGTTGTGATATTCGCCCTTGGTCCATTGGTAATAGTGATCTTCACCCCAACAGTAACGGCAATTAACACGCACATACTTGATTAGCTCGTTAGGGTCAGCCGTTGCCATATCCCAAAGAAGATTTAAAACCTTGTCTTGAGTGATCTTGTTTCGTTCTGCAAGTTCAGCTTCACCCGCTTCAATTGCTTTCTTAATTTCAGGTTTTTTAAGGTTCTCATCCCCAATAGACCCTGCTGTTTTAGCTGAATAACCTGCGCGTATAGCTGCTTGTGTTGCATTACGATCAATCAGATATTCATCAACAAAGCGTTGTTGTTTTCCACGTAGAGCCATTTAAAACACCTCCTTGTAGCAAAACTTTGTGCAAATACGTCTGCACATTTCATGGGAAATATCGTACTTGTTTGCTAGCTGACGATAAGACAAGCCTTGATTGTGCAAAGTTCTAATATTCTTTACGTCTGACTCAGTCACTTTTGGTGTTGAATCTCTTTTCACCTTATCCTTCACGACAAATTCAGGCAGGAAAGCAAGTACTGGCATAAACATTCCTCCTATACCCACATTCCCCAAATCAACATTCCCGCATCGCGTTGTTCTTGATTTGTTCGACCTTGCCAACCTGTAATTCGATTGAACTCATCAGAGTTGACTTTGGTTTTAGTGGGTTTTACTTCGATAACTGCCAACCCCATGTGTTGAGCCATTTGAACGAGAAATTTACCTGTTGCATGATTTTCACCAACACGTTTTGAAATCTGCTCATTCACAGCAAGAGATTTATTAGCGCCATTTCTGAAATTAGCTTTTTTGTTTAGCCAACCTGCTTCGATCACAACTTTTTTGATTAGGTCCTGTTCTGCTTGGAATAGTTCAATCACTTCAGCAAAATTAAGATTTTTTAATTCAAATTGTGATTTCCCAAGTACTGCAACACCCGATTTATCTAAATCAGGATCAATCCCAATAATGATTTTAGACATGGGTACCACCTACACGAGCATCAGACCAATTGCACTCAACAGTGTGTAAACCGTCATGCTGAAAGCGTGACCATAGTCGGTCGCCTAAATCTGTTTTGAGTTTATTCATAGAAAAATTTGAAATAAGCATCGTTGGTTTTTTACGGTCATAACGTGCTGTCAAAATCTTATGAACAAGCTCTAAACGCTTGTCACGGTCATGCAAACCGTATTCATCAAGAATTAATAAATCGTATTGGGTGAACTCAAAAATTACCGATGCTTCTGATTGATCTTTTGTGTCCTTATCCCATGCATTCATGACACGCTGCGCAAGCTCTTCACTTGTGATGTATCGAACGTACAGGCCTTTTTTGAGAAGTGTTTTTGCAGTAGCACAACCAAGATGGGTTTTCCCCGTACCAGTTGAGCCAACCATGATGAAATTAGATTTATCACCTGCAAGTAATGCTTTGGCATACTCGATGCATTTTGTGAGCGTATAAGCTTGTGCTTGTGTACGTGTTTGATAATTTGAAAATGAAGATTGAGCATGGCGTTCAGGTAGCATTGCACCGCCAAAATGCTTATCACGCACCATCTGATCTACACGTGATTGGTCGCCTTGCTTTGAATCGTGAACATGGTCAATTGCACAGTGTGGGCAAATTTGATGCGGTCCCGCTTGCACTTTTTGCACCTGGTGGATTTCACAGAATCCTTCAGCCATTTTGAAGCCGTTTAAAATATTCACCATCGCATTCATCTTAAAAATCCTCCGGTATGTTCACGGTTCCTGTGAACGGGCGATCATCTGATTTAGGCTCGTCTTTCCAAGCGTCATTGACGTTTCGAGAATCATTAGCCGAATTGGTTTTAACAGCGGGTTTGCTTTTAGCCAGACGGCTTGCTTTCAAAGCATCGTCTTTCACCCACTGGATATATTTCGCGTAAATTTTGTTTTCAATGAGACGACCTGAACGGATTTCAGGTGCGTAATGCGGTAGGAAGGTAATCATGAACGTATCAAACTCATCCTGAGTTGTTTTCGGTAACCCTGCTCTTTGTCTCCATGAGTTAATTTCATGAAGTGAGGGTTTCCACAAACTCAAGTCAGCATCGAGTAGGTTTTCACTCGTGCCATTTGAGTGTGTATTAATATTATCTATTCCCTGTCTATTCTCTTTACTGTCTATTGCGATCCCCTGACGATTCGGGTTGTTATCGCCCCCCGATACGGTAGGCGATGCCGACTCGACAATTTTGGCAATCTTCTTAGTTAACGCTTTGGATTGAGGTGCGATAGTTTTTAGGCGATAAACTGCATCGCGTAGCTGACTTTCTAATTCAGAAGTATCAATTTGAATACTCCATCGTTTTGCATTGCCTTGCGCGCCAGATATAGCGTTTGCAAGCTTTTCAATCCAAGCTTCTAGTGCTTTTTCTGCTACAACGTGGTGATATAGACGACCATCGCCACCATCAACCCATCCACGTAAAGCGTGTTCTTTTACTTTTTTCCACTTACTCCCCATGCCAGATAAGTGAGCAAGCATCTTGTCGTTGTTTGGAATACTTGCCGCAGGGATTTGCGACCAACTTTTCAGCCACAGAGTGAAGCTTGCAACTTTTTCTGAATCGTCTCCAAGAATCCAAGTTTCTGAATTCAAAAGTCGATCAATATCGAGTGGCATAAATGGAAAATTTGAAACATCACATTCGAGTGGTGTTAATGCAATTCTTGGATTGTTCATACCACCTCACTTGCTCGATACATAACTTGTCGGCCAGATATTTCACGTGAACCAAGCAAGCCTGCACCGATTACCCTACCTTCGCAGGTAGCGCACATAGGACGATTAGCGCTTGGTGTATCAAGTAAAATCCCTGTTCCTTTCCCTGTGCCACCGACACACATGGTCATGCCGCACCAACAATGCACGGCAAAATGTGATTTATTTCGGAAAGTAATAAGCGTTACGTGGCGAACTCTATGTGTATATTCACCACGACGTGCCTCAACAAAAGGAACTGATTGTTTTATTGCCTTACAGTTTTCATTGCCAAAGCCTTTACGTTTCATGTAACGACTTGGTTGTAGGGAGATCATCGCTGTCATGCTGCCCCCTGATATTTCTTTTCATGAGAGAAATTAGCTCTCACAAGTGCTTCAGAAAGTTGAGGGCAAACAGAATTACCGACCATGCTGGTTTGTTCTGTTTTAGTCAGTTTTACAGTGTTCCCGTGCTCATCAATTCCATAACTAAAAATGTAATCATCAGGAAAACCTTGAGCCTTAAATAACTCATGTGGTTGAAGCATACGAAAACCGATATCAGCAATCTGATACGTCTGACCTTCAACAGTTACTAAACCGAATCTATCTCTTGTTGGAATAGTGCGCAGCGGATTATCAATGCTGTTTCCATCACGTTCATTTCCATAGAAAGCGGTAAGGAATGCACGAACTTCAGCAAAGTGCGCACCGCTTGAAGTAATGGTGTGAATAGGTTCATCAACACGATGACCAATATTATTATTGCGAAGTTTGACCAGGTGACTAGCGACAATGCTGTGATGATCTTTCGATGTAATAGTGTGAATTGGCTTATCAGCATCACTACCAATTACACCTGTATAATTTTTCGCAAGAAATGCTGAAACAAGCGCATGATGCCCGCCCTTCACACCGGCACAAATTGTTCTTAATGGTTCATTAGCAGGCATACAGCGCGGAGTTGAAGCATTTGCACATTCTGTAAGGACTGGAGCAACTAAAGAAAATCTATTTTCTGTCGTCAATGTTCTAAGTGGTGCATTTAATTCAACGCCGCGAACTTCACCTTTTTTCTTTTCACCGTAATAAGTAGAAATAAAAGGACTTGAGTTTGTTGCACTCATTGGAACAATGAATGGATTTTTATTATTTACTACATATCGCATAGTACCCGTGGCAATTCTGCGTAGTGTCGCTTCAGCAAGTGATTTTTGTCTTGTAAAAATACTTGGGCAAGGTAGTGACCAATCAATACATTCCGCTGCGGTGCGCCAAGGTTTTAATTTGCCAGTTAAAACAGCTTTAGATTCAGGGTCGCCATGCGTTTGTTTAGGCCAGACAATAGGCAAGCCATCACGACGAGCAATTAAAAAGAAACGCTTTCTTGTAGTTGGAGAGCCATAATCACATGCTTTAAGTTCACGCCATTCAACGCTATAACCTTGATAGCGCAAAGCCTTCACAAAACTACGGAATGTTTCACCTTTATGTTTTGGACATGGCTTACCGTCTTCACCAAGACGGCCCCACGTTTTAAACTCTTCAACATTTTCAAGCATAATTACGCGTGGACGTGTTAAATCTGCCCAACGCAAGGCAATCCAAGCAAGACCACGGATTTTCTTTTCAACAGGTTTACCGCCTTTTGCTTTGCTAAAGTGCTTACAATCAGGTGAAAGCCAAACTAAACCGACAGGCTGATTTTGAGTTGCTTCTATTGGGTCCACATCCCAAACTGACTCGCAATAATGCTTAGTGTCTGGATGGTTAGCACGATGCATTGCTAAAGCTTTTGGGTCGTGGTTAATTGCTATATCAACAGCACGACCAAATGCAGCTTCTAGGCCAGTACTAGTACCGCCACCGCCCGCAAAGTTATCAATGATCAATTCATTTGGGAAAAGTGCTAGATTCATGCCGACACCTCGCTTAATTTCTTAAACTCGGCAATGATCGAACTCACCATTGATTCAACATAAAGATATTTAGGATTGTCTTTTTTAAGTGCATCGCCATAAATCCACTCTTCACCAAATAAACATTCCATAGTCGCTTGTTCATCAGAATCAAGGTGTCTATATAGCTCATCGGTTGTGTGGAATTGTTCCTCATACAATGCGTTATAAAGGCTTCTTAAAGCATCTCTCGATAAAGATTCTTTACCCTCTGCCCTTGCTTGCTTAATTTCATCCTTCTTGTCACGGTAAATAAGTTCAAGAATTTCAGCTCCATCTTCAATAAAAACAGAGTCTTCAATTTCATTGTTTTGATTAAATAGTTTGCCAATTAAGTAGTGAGAGTTTGTTTTAGCGATAAACTGTTTAAAAGTTTCAGTTCCACAATGACTAAAAAAAGCAGAACCTACATAATCGCCAAGAATTACAGTTATCCGACCACCACAATTGCTGTAAGTATTGTTAGGATCAAGATAGACAACTGCCCAATCGTCTTGGTGTTTACCAAGATTTTTAATAGTTATTTTTTCGATCATGACACCTCTCCCATTGCTACAAAAGCACGACTGAGATGCACAGATTCATCGCAAGAAAAAACCTGACAGTTTTTTGAAACATGATTTTCAATGTGACGGTCATCGCCCATGTCTTCAATTTTTCGCATTTCCACAGGTTGAACTAAACAGTGATTACACTGCTCTCCTTTAAACTCAGGACATTTGTTTTTGCACTTATGTTCTGTTAAATTAGTCATGTGATTTAATCCTTCTGGTTAATGAACGCGAAAAGCTCGACCCGCAACGTCGGGCTTTTTTAATGCGTTTAGAAAAGCTCTTAAATTTCTGAATACATTTCTGTATTCGCTTGATTTCGTTGTATTCCTTGTTTCTACAAGCTCTTCGGTTGAAGCTATTCCTAAATCAACTTTGAGCTTTAAATCTATGGCTTCTCTCATCCATTTAGCCCGATCACTTCCGTTTGAATTAGCTAAGTCATCTATTAGCTGCTTTACTTCAATTGGTACTCGCGTACTCATATTTTCGAGCAACTTTCCAACTAACAATTTGTTGCTATTGGGATCATTCGAAAGTTCTTGGATGTGCATTTCTTTTCCTTTAACTCCTCATTTTGTTTACGAACGTACTCATAATCAGCACTTGGGCAGAGATCATCACAACGCACTGAACCTTTACTTTCACGGTCAATTGCAATTGCTAAAGCCGCGCCACATGTGGTTTTGCTGTAAATGATTTGGTTTAAATTTCCGAGCGTTGTTCCGCACTTCTCTGCAAATGCAAGTCTTTCCGCTTTGGTAAGCGGTTTAAGAAATTGCTTTAGCTGAGTTTTGCCAACATCGACCATGGGTAACTCCACTTAATATCATTTAGTAAATACTAATTATTTAGTGAATTTTCGTCAATACCTATTTAGCGTTTACGAATTTAGTTTTTACTAAAAACAATTTAAAATACTGCTATGAAAACTGAATATTTAAGACGCATTAACTTGCGCAAAGCGATTGACACAATTCGCCATAGAGATAAGTTGCGATCTGATGCCGCTTTTTGTGATCATTTTGGTTTAACGCCTAGCCACATTTCCCAGATGATTAGAGGAAAAGGAAGCTTTGGCGAAAAAGTCGCTCGCGATTTGGAAAAGCAAATTGGTTTGGCAGAAGATTATCTTGATCAAAATCATAACTTTCCGCTTGATGATGACTTTCTAAAAAAAGTTTTTGGAATTGAATATTTAGACTTTAAATCACAGGAAGCTTCTGAGCAGAATGATAATAATCACTCAATGGAACTTATGATCTATGAGGATGGTGATCCGGTACCAGATGGATATACCGCTATTGATTATTATGATGATGTTTATGTAAGCGCGGGGAGTGGATACTTGAATTTAATGCAACCAAGCGCGAAAAAATTCTTTGTACCTACATATTTAATGCGTGAGTGTAACGTTCAGCCTTCAACAGCTAAAGTTGTTAAAGTACGTGGGGATAGTATGTTCCCTGTCCTGCAGGACGGTCAGCCCATTTCAGTAGATATGTCAGCGAAGAGAATTATTGATGGTGAAATCTATGCTTTCCAAGTAGGAGATGAAACCAAAATTAAATACCTATCAGTCTATAACGAAGAAGGAAAAGGCGGATTCAAAGCTATTTCAGCAAATCCTGATAAAAACCGTTATCCAGATGAATACTATTCACCTGCCAGGATAGCCGCTGAAGAAATTGAAGTAATTGGGCAATATTGGATGAAGCTCGATACCAAAAAAATAAAACGCTAAAGTAATTTTAAAAATTTAGTCCCGCATTTAGCGGGATTTTTTTTGTTTAGTAAAAAATAAGAAAAATGTTTAGTGAAAATTTAGTATTTACTATTGACATTATATTTAGTATTTACTAAATTTATCTCACCAACTACTAAACTCAAAAGTTAGGTGAATGTTATGCCAGCTAAGAACACTTCATTCAGTCAAACCCTAGCAAATCTTCAACGTGGCGACACGATTGAACAACTTGATTCGCTTTTGACTGAAGCACTTCAAGCTTCAAACGACACAGGCAAAGTTTCAAAAGTAACGGTTACTTTAACCATTAAGCCTAATGGCCGTGGTACCTACAAAATTCAGGACGATATTAAGTCAACTCTTCCTAAATTCGATCGTGAGCCAACAGTTTTATTCACTGATGGCGACCAACAGCTTGTGCGTGAAGACCCACGCCAACAGAAATTGAACCTTGAGCATATTGATGCGGGCACACCTGTCGAGCTCAAACAAGTTCCTACTGATAACAAACCAACAATTAAGCCTTTAAGTTAATTAATTAGCTTACTTAATAATCTTTTTTATTAAATTTTTCTAAACAAGCCATTACAGGTAAAAACCAATGAGCGAACTTAACAACATTGCTGAAACTAACTACAAACTTGGTCAAGAAAGCTTGAAAACTGCTACCAAATCAACAGACGTTTTACCTTTTGTTGTAGTGCCACATGGTAGTGAAGTACACCCATTTAAAGAGTTATTAGCTCGTCCTATTAACTTAGAGCAAAGTGTTTCTTTAAATACAGCAAAAGACTTTATCGCCTATGTAACGCGTTATGCAGATAAAAATTCTTTAGTCTTTGTTGATGTGTTGGAAGGCAAATTTAAAGCTGTACTCGATTATCACGAAGTTGAGAAAGAAACTAATACTGGCGCTGTTCTTTCACCACGTCATGGTAAACATATTGCTCGTTTTGTCGCAGAAAAAACACCTGAATTTAAAAAAATTGAAGATAAGTCAGGTGAAAAATTCAGCCAAACAAACTTTGCTTTGTTTCTAGAAGATGTAATGCCTTACATCAACCAACCAGACGCAGCAGTTTTGTATGAAATCGTACAAACATTGAATGCAAAAACGAATGTTGATTTTAAATCTGGCATCCGCACAGATAACGGCCAAGTTCAATTGACTTACAACGAAACAATTGAAGCACGTGCCGGTACTGCGGGCAATCTCACTATCCCTGAACAAATCGTTTTCGGTATCCAAGTACATCGTGGCGGTAATCACTATGCTCTGCCTGCGCGTTTCCGCTATCGCATTAAAGAAGGTGTGATTACGTTCTGGTACGACTTAGACCAACTTGAAAAAGCTATCGAAAAATCAATGGAAGACACCGTTGAGTATGTTCGTCACGGCAAAACTGTTGGGAATGATGAAGTTCAAGGCCAATTAAACGGCATCCCTTCTTATGTGCAGATTCTGGAAGGTTCAGTTTAATTTTTTCTAACTTTTAGACATAAGAAAGCCCCGAAATTTTGGCGAAGGACGGGGCGATCTAAACAAGCATTACTTCTTCACTGTTATTCAACAGCTAAAGATAACGGGGTCATTATGGAACAGAACATTATGGTTAGTCAAATTTCAAATAATCATCGTAATCTGATTAAAGGATTAATTCGAAAACAAAAAGTAAAGCGCATTAAAAAAGCTTTGCGAAATAAACGCGATCAATTAATTGCGGCAATTAAAGACGCATATAAAAACAGCCCTGCTTTAGGTTTTGGAACATGTTTTATTGGCGGGATTGTTGTTTTGGTGGTGACGATGAGTTTTGCGTTAGCGTCTGCTCACATGGCTTATAAAAATTTAGACCCACAGCAAATAAGTATTTTTTCAACTATTTACACAGTAGATGACTTGGATTTAGGACCTTACAACGACTGCCACGTTGATTGTCATGCATCAATTCTTACCAGTGATATGCGCTTTCGCATTGAGGTTGGTTTTGACTTCTCAGGATATGACAACAGCAATGGCTTTAACCGTGCTACAGGCATTCAAATTGAACGCTTAGAGCCAATCAATGTTGTTGATGAAGAAGGTGTTGTAAATGCCTATATCGACCGCTTTGAGCTTGTAAAGATCAATGAAGCGCTTGAAGAATCAATTGAAACTAAATTAGCAAAGTTGGGTGGCTAATATGAATACACATGTTGACCGTGAAACATTCCTAGCAAACCGTAAAAAAGGTATTGGCGGTTCTGATGTAGCAGCCATTCTAGGTTTTAGCCCTTATAAATCACCATATCAATTATGGCTTGATAAAACAGGCCGTAGTGAAAAGTCAGAACAAAATGAATCTGCTCACTTTGGTAATTTGCTTGAAGATGTAGTTGCTAAAGAGTTTTCACGCCGAACAGGTATGAAAGTGCAGCGCGTAAAACAGCAGTTATTTTTGGAAGATCACCCTTGGGCGCTTGGGAATATTGACCGTGCCGTGATCAATCCTGAAATTTCAGGGAACGTACGCTTTAAAGATGGTGCTTTAACTACTGATCAGTTGCTCGAGTGTAAAACAGCTAGTGAGTACATGAGCAAGTTGTTCGGTGAACAAGACACTGACCAGATACCAGACTATTACCTAACTCAATGTCTTTGGTACCTAATGATTACAGGCTGTCAAGTTATTCATTTAGCTGTGTTGATTGGCGGCAATAAGTTCCGTATGTACCGCATCGAACGCGATGAAGATTTAATTAAATCTATTTTCAATCAAGTAAAAGCATTTTGGTTTAACCATGTGCTTGCAGACGTACCACCCGACCCGACTTGCTTTGATGATGTTCTACATCGTTGGTCTAAACACGTAATCGGCAAACAGGTTGAAGCCAATTTTAATCAAATCAAGCTTACCGAAGAACTAATTACGGTTCAGCAAACCAAAAAAGATGCTGAAGCACGTGAAGAAGCAATCAAGCTTGAATTGGTTACTGCTATGCAGGATGCGGAAATGATGATTAGCCAAGGCAAATCAATCTGCACATACAAAGAACAATCTTCAACACGCGTTGATAGCAAGCTGTTGAAGAAAGAACAACCCGAATTATTCGAGAAATACAGCAATACCAGTAGTACGCGTGTATTTCGTATTTCAACCAAATTTAAAGAATCTCTAATTTAAGGAAACTTATCATGAATGCATTAGTTCAAAACACTGGCTTTTTAACTCCGACAACTTTAGCTGAAGCAATGCAGGTTGCGGATTTATTGGCAAACTCTGAAATTGTCCCAAAGGACTATCAGAAAAAACCAGGCAACATTTTAGTTGCAATGCAATGGGGTGCTGAAATTGGATTACAGCCACTTCAAGCAATGCAAAACATTGCTGTGATTAATGGTCGCCCTTCTCTATGGGGTGACGCTGTGCTTGCTCTTGTGCGTAGCTCAGGATTACTTGAACAGTTTGAAGAAACTCAAACAGAAGAGATGGCGACTTGTACCGTTAAACGTAAAGGTCAAAAGGCGGTAACTAAAACATTTTCTAAAGAAGATGCTAAACGTGCAGGTTTATTAAGCAAGCAAGGTCCTTGGTCACAATACCCTAAACGTATGATGCAAATGCGTGCGCGTGGTTGGGCATTACGTGATGAGTTCACCGATATTCTAAAAGGCTTTGGCGTAGCTGAAGAAGAACGCGACAAAGAAATTGATGTAACACCTGAACCCTCAAATCTTCCAAAGCATCAAGGTACCACAGGCTTAAAAGCGCAGTTAGCGGAACGTGAAGAAAAGCAAGCTAAGGTGATTGATTTAGCTGTGTCATTCAATGTTGAAAAATGCATTCAAGATATTGGGCAGGTTGAAAACCTAGCAGATTTAAAAACACTTGGCTCAACCATTCCTTCTGATCTTGGTGAACCGGCACAGACTGATATTAAAAACGCTTACGCAAATCAGAAATTTTACCTTCAGCTTGTAGATGATTTGGAAATTGCAAACTCAATTGAAGCAATCAACTCAATTATGGAAAAGCAATTTGAACCAAACACGTCATTCTTAACTGATGCACAGATTGATTCTGTCAGCGCATTATTTGAAAGAAAAACGGCTGAATTAACTGCGTAACTCATTAGCTCTTTTTAAATAAATTTTATACGAGCGCCCTTAATTTTAAGGGTGCTTAGGGAAATTCACCCATGAAACCAACTATTGAACAAAAACAAGCCATTGATATGGCAATTAATGGAGAGTCTTGTAAGGTTACGGCTTATGCAGGCGCAGGGAAAACATCAACACTTAAATTAATTGGTAATGCTAAAAGCTATCAATCTGGTATGTACTTGGCATTCAACAAAGCAATTGCTACTGAAGCAGAAAGTAAATTTAACCGGAACGTTCGCTGCAAAACTTTCCATAGTCTTGCATTTAATTCGGTACCGCGTTGGTTTACCAATAAGCTTAAAAACCGTCGCTTAATGTCAAATCAAATTGCTTCACGCCATGACCTTGAATCGTATCAAGTACCCGTGGCTTTAAATAAACAGCGCGGTGAAGATGATCAAAAACGTTTATTCAACAATAAGCGCATGGCTACATCTTTAATTAATGCCATTGGTTATTTTTGCCGATCTAATTATTCAGAAATCCAGTTAGCACAAGTTTATGCAGCTCTACCCGATTGGATGGAAGAAACACACCGAGCTGAACTTGCAAAAATTCTTTTGCCTAAGGCTAATGACTATTGGCAAGACATTCTTGACCCGTTCGGTGTAAACCGTTTAGAGCATGACCACTATTTAAAATATTGGGCACTCAGTAAACCAGTCATCAACACAGATTTTATTTTGTTTGATGAAGCACAAGATGCTGACCCGATCATGCTTAACGTTCTAAATAATCAAAGCACTCAGGTCATTTATGTTGGTGACAGACACCAACAAATCTATGCATTTCGTGGTGCTGTAAATGCAATGCAATCGCTTGAAATACCTGAAACACGACTAAGCCAGTCATTCCGTTTTGGTCAAGATATTGCGGACCTAGCAAATACAATTTTATTCAATGTGCTTGATGAAGAAATTCCTTTACGTGGCTTTGAACAAATTGAATCACAGGTATGTGAAGTTCATGACAGCGTGGCCGATGCAATTATTTTCCGCACTAATGCCGCTGCGCTTTCACACATGGTTGAGCTTATTCAATTAGGCCGTGAACCACGTCTTGAAGTTGATACAGGTTCTTTAATTAAAAATATTGAAGATGCCAAAAAAGTTAAAGCAGGTGTTCGCGTAGCCGATGGAAGTGCATTTGAAGGCTTCAGCACGTGGGAAGAAGTACTTGAATACAGTCATGAAGTATCAAATAGCGACATTAAACCACTTGTGAGCCTGATTGAAAAAGTAGGTGAAAACGCACTCATTGAAGCCTTATTAAAAAGCAGCTCTAACGACTATGACTGTGTTGTGACAACTGCTCACAAATCAAAAGGCCTTGAATTTAACAAGGTCAAATTAGGCGGTGATTACTTCTATAAAGAAGCAGTTTCTGAAGGTGAAAAGCCATTAACACCAGATGAAGCACGCTTGTTATATGTAGCCGCAACCCGTGCAAAAAAACAACTGGATATTACCGCCCTCAACCCTCTTTTCAAAAACATTAAATCAGGAGTCGCAGCATGAATACATCAACTGTTGTTTCAATAGATCAAATTAGAGCTGTGCTTGAGTCAAACACTACCAATGCACATGCAGAAGTGATGGCCCTTTTAGAAAAGCCTTTGCTTGCGGAAACGTTAATTAAAACACGTGGCAACCAAACTAAAGCAGCCGAATTGCTTGGCTTGAACCGTGGAACCCTGCGCCAACGTTTAAAAGCTCACAACATTTTAAAAACGAAGGTGGCGGCATGACAAATTCAAATACGGAAAGAGAAGCTTTTGAAGAAGCTTATTTAAGTGTTGGCGGTAAGCAGCGTGAACTTGAACTTGAAGACGGAGAATATACAAATTCTAAGTCTCTAATAGGTTGGGAATTGTGGCAAATAAAGGCTAAAGCTCAAACGATACCAAATGAAATCATCAATGAAATTCAATCTTGGATAGCAGTTAAATCAAATCAAGCAATGGAATTAGATGGAGAAGAATTTGTTGTTGGTGCTAATGAATTGGCTGAATTTATTGAGCAATTAGTTAAAGGTGAATTGGGAGCAGAGGGATGATTAAACAATTAACACCTACTGAGATCATCAGAGATGAAATGGGCTGTTGGGTACATCCTGAATATCTCAAATACCTAGATGAAAATCATGCTGATCAAGAATGGTTGAGTCAAAGCGATTGGGATCAATTAAAGGAGCACTTCAATATTGTCACTGCCCGACTTTATTTAGAAGGGAGTGTTTCTGATGATCAATTTTCGGAAATTATGGACTCATCGGATTTATCTAAATGGGATCCTGTGGCACCACATGGCTTTTTCTTAATAGATATAGGTTTTACTGAAGATGGTGCAGAAGCATTGTTTGCCAAAGAGAAACAAATGGAAGGAGCTGAACTGTCATGAAACCATTTTATTTAGTTTGGAGTGAAGGTCGCGGCAATCCAACTTATAAGCATGAAAATTATGCGAATGCTGAACGTGAAGCGCACCGATTGGCAAAACTTAATCCTGGTGAAGAATTTCATGTTTTGGTATCAAGCTGCACTCTTCATATTCCTGACCCAGTTATTAAAACAGAGCATTTGGAAGACATGCCTTTTTAAATATTTCTAATGAACATTCTTAGCAATGTTCTACAGGTGTAATCGCATTGCTGATCCTCTGTGATTACTCCTGAGAATATTGCTAGAACATAAGGTGTATAAAGATGGGAAAATATATTGTTGTTGTAGAGTCAGAAAAACCACCACAGATTTTTATACATGACGATGTACCAAACATCGGCAAGGTTTTAGAAATTAAAGCGGAAGAAATACCAAATCGAGTTACAGCAGCATGGTTAATGGAGCGATATAGTTTATCAAGAAAAACCATTGTTGATGAATTACGGGCTCATAATCTTGGTACTAATGGTAAACATCTTTATAACCCTGCCACTGTCATGCCGATTTTAGATAATCTAAATAAGGCTAAAGCCCAAAGGCAAGCAAGACGTAAAAATTAAAAAAAGGCGCTATATGCGCCTTTAATTATTTTAATCCTTTGAATAATTGCTTACGCATATACTCAGTTGCTGCATGTTGCTGCATATCTGTGAAACTATCAAACTTAGTGTTTTCTCGAACAAAAGTATCAATGTCTTCCTGCGGGATAGCCGCAAAATCTTCTTCTGTTTCTACTTTAAACCCCGCCTTCTCAAATAGTTCATCAATATTTTCGAAATCAGTATTAGTTTGAAGAAACCCATCATTAAATAAAGTACCTAAAGAAACTTGTTGTTCACCATTAAGTTTTTTAGCATTTTCCGATAACTTTCTTAATTTGTTAAAACCGTCTTTAATAAATTTTTTGCTTCTTTTAAAATGAATGAACATTATTAATATCTATTTTGCTCATAAAACGATATAAAA